CTTCAGGCTTTGTTAAAGCATGTGCTCTCATTTCTGCTCTTAAAGCTTCAAACATCAGCGCCTTGTTACGTTGGCTCCAGGAAACCCACCAAATGGTAACGATTGTCCTGGGAATCGCAATGTACAGCTAGATACGCGCTTACCACAGACATCCTCCAGTCTCAATGAGTCGTTGGCGGGAAGTGCTGCAATAGCGGCAGACAAAGCTGCTTCTGCGCTGGCAAGATTACTCTCGGCTGTGGCAACTGTTGCCGCTGTAGCGATAACTGCAGCTTCTGCCGCAGCACATGCACCAGGATTATTCCCCCATCGCTCCACTTCATAAAAAAATGTTTCACGGTTGGAATCGTTAGGGTCTATAGTTGTCGCTACCTGTCGCCCTTGATGGTACGTCGGATCAAGCGTGACTTCAACGCCTTGCCAGAAAACGTTATAGCTATCGGCTGGTTCGTTGCCGACGGCAGAATTTCTCCTGACAAAACTTTCAAAGCCAATCGTGTCGTTAAATACTGATTCCAGCAAGGAGAACGGGTCACATGCTGCCAACTCTGTTCCTAGGGCTTGGTTTTCAGCTTGGGTGGCGGATCGCAATTCTGCTTTTCTTTGTTCCCTGAGATACCAGGCATTAATCACGGCGACTGCTTGGGCACTTTTGCCAGCGGTACTAATTGGCTGATCACGGGAATCAAAAGCTGGCACTCCCACATAGCCACATTCGCTTCCCCTGTATTTCCACAGGCAAAGATTTTGTGTGATTACACGACGAGGAAGCCTTACTCCCTCTAAGTCGAGAATACTGCCTAACTGCCAAGTGATTGTTAATGCAGTTTCTTGTGTCTTGCGTTCAATGTAAAAAATATCAATGGGAAATTCTTGAAGAGTGTCAGCTTGTGGGCTTCCATCTAAATACTTCTGTAAAGTGCGACGCCTGGTAACCTTGCCTCCCACAAGGTCGTCATACGATCTAACCACTTGCGTGAAAGTGCCAAGGACATTGGCCACTGTCAAAGTGGGCTGCGCAATTTGTCCGTTCGTATTCCTGTCGTAACCAGCGGAAAGGATGGGCAGTGGCTCGTAAGTTTTTGTCTTCCAGACTACCTTCGTTCCATCTTCTTTTAGTTGATTTGTAAAATAAAAAATATCGTCAACATCTCCAGTGATAGACGTCAGGTCTATATCGTACATTTCAACGATGGCATCATGCCAGCCTTGTTGAACGTCAGCTTCTATTGTCATAAATCCTCCTTACGCTAAAGCTAAAAATATTACTATTTGGGCCTACTGTTCGCCATTGCCATTGATTTGGCTCTAGACGATATTTATATTTCGTATCATCCATAAAGAACTGACTATAGAAAAAGTCTCCATTAAGCGCCGCTAGCTGACTGTCAAGAGCAATGGCAGTGGAATCAGGGATGGGCACTGTCTCAATGGAATACTGCCGAATGTCATTGTTAATGCCATCAGGGCGAGTTTGTTCATAGCCATCACCAAACTGCACTTTCTCAATGCGCGAGCCACGTTGTACGGTCAGTCCGTATTCACAAGGTATAGCGAAAGTGGGTTGAGTCATAAGGAATTAGCGAGAAGCAAGAAGCCCGCCAGGACGAAGTTCACCAACAATCACTTGTTTTACTGCTCCTTCAAGTTTACGCCCTAATTCTGAAGAGTTAGAGCCTGTGGCGTTGCTTTGCGCTTGGCCATTGCTTACGTTGACGGTGATGTTGCTATTAATTTGATTACCGCCATCGCCCCCTGAGAGCTGCACAGGGACGCTCTTGCCGTCTGGGAGGGGAATGACTGCCTCGTTGTACCTGCCTTCGCCTACAAGGCCCAGTGTGGGGCCTGTGACGACGCCTCCGTTGGCGAATGCAGTGAAGCCTCCAGGGGTAATGCCTCCGTTGGCAAATTTCAATGGAGTGGCAAAAGAGTTAGCCCACCCTGTTGCTCCAGTATCTATAGCAGAAGACGTGCCTGCGTTGAAGCCACTACTAAGCCCGCCACCTAGAGCGCCAGCAGCCCCTCCAATGATGCTCATGATGCCCTTGATGAGTGCCATCTTCAAATACTCAGCAATCATCTGCGCCACCATATCGGCGAAGTGATCTGCAACGCTTTGGAACATGCCAGCAAGCGCTTCTCGTGCGGTCATGCTGCCAGTAATTACGCCTTTGAACGCTGTGCCAAAAGCTTCTCCAATTGCATTGGCAGCTTGCACCACCTGATAGCCAGTGTTAGTAAGCTGGTCAAGCTTTTCTTGAGCCGCTGACAGCCCGTCTGCAATGTAGCTAGATGTAGTCTTGGGCACTGCCGAGCCTTCAACGCCCGTCGCTGCTCCTTCAACTTGTGGCGCCTTGGCCTCCAACGCATCTTTTTTATCTTTGGCATCCTTGAGAGCCTGTGCCTGCCTGTTATATTCCGCTGTCTGCTCTGCAGTTTCTTTCTTTCCTAGCCGTCTCGCCGCCGCTAAGACTTCTTCAGCGGCAGCAGCAATTTCAACTTGCCTGGTTGCCTCTTCTAGCGCCTTCTTGTAATCGCTCCTTAAATTTTCAGCGGTTACTTTTGCCTCTGCCGCCTGGCGTGTCATGCCTCCAATGATCAAGCTATTCACCCTTTCTTGGTCAGCCGCATCTCGCTCCGCTGTCTTAGTACGTTGCACTAGCGACAGCACTTGATCGTCAATTGCTTTGGTAAGTAACTGAATAGCAGACACCGGCAGATTTGCCTTGAGTTGATTATTAGCATCAGTCAACGCATTGATTCCCTTTGTATTGTTTCCGCTAGCAGCCGTCAGTCTATTAATTTCCTCAGTATTCTTTGCAATGTTTTCTGCGACTTGCAGCTCTTGCTCGGCAAAGGCCAATTGCGCTTCTAAGATTTCTGGTGAAAAGCTGTTTTGCGTCAGCGTAATACGTTGCTGTAGTAGCTGATTTTGAAGCGATTGCTCCGCCGTTGGCACAAGAGATTGCACGTAATTGGTTGTGGCTATTTCTAGCTTTGCAATGGCTTCCGCTTCTTTTTCTATACTGGCAGCGTTTGCTTCTCTCGCCGTGAGAGCCACTTGCTGCTCGGCCAATTCGTTCCTTTTTACACTGGGAGCTATCTTGCCCGGCGCTCCTCCAGTCGGAACGCCCATTCTGGAGGCAGGGTCTAAGTGCATAAGCTGCGAACCGTAAGGCAGCGATCCCGTCACTCCAGCAGCGCCCTTTAGATCCTGAATACCAGATACAGGCACTGGTACTTGAGTGCCCTTTGGCACAAAAACATCTACAGCTCCAACTCCGCTCGCGTATTGCTTATGTGATCCAATACCTTGTCTGACGAGGGCTTCCACTTGCTTAGCATTCATGCCAGAAGTAAAACGAGCACCACTCCCTAGCTCGGGACTGACACCCTTGCTCAACAGTGCCATTACTACTTCAACCGTATCTTTAACCAGTGCTTCCCTGTTTTGATTTTGAAAATGTCCGTGAACGAATCCCGCTGCGTTAAAAGTTCTACCAGTGTCACCAAAAATTGCACCAGTTCCACCGCCTCCTCCAGCCCCGCCTGCCACGCTTCCTGCTGCGGCCAAGACTTTATTCCTATTCTTGAACAGGGCTGCATCCTGTTCGGAAGTAATAGCAAAGATTTCCTTTTGGAAAGCAATGGCTTTCTTTTGGAAGCTATTAGCCTTAGCTTCTTTTAGGTCGTATTCTGCATTGACCATTGCTCGCGCATGTTCAAACGCTGCTTCTAGACGATCAATGTCAGCTTGCGTTTGCGCTTTGGCAAGTTGATCCTGGAGACTGTAGTAGCTTTCAAGGCTTGTTTTCTTTTTATCTTCTTCGGGAGTTTCGGGCGGCGTTACTCCTGGCGTGGGTATATTTTGTCCAGTCTCTTTAGCCACTTGCTGTGCAGTCGTCAACGCAGATTTTGACTCTTTAAGGAGATAATCTTGTGTTCCCGCAAGACTTCCAAACTGTCGAATTATTGCATCAAAGTCTCCTTTAGTGGGCACTTGTATTTGCGATTTGCCCTTAACGGGTGCTTTAACCATTTTCTCCGTTAGAGAGCTACCTTTCAGGGCAACAGATTCTTCCATTGTCAAAGACATAGGCACTACACCAGCCCTTTGTTCCTTTGTGGATCTCGCCATAATGCCTTCCAACGCTTTTCGGGCGGCGGCGGCCTTTCTGCTCTCTCCCAAAATCGTTTGAACGGACATTGCAGCTTGTGCCACTCCCCCCGTTGAGGCGGCGTCGATGGCTGCCTTTGCGGCATCTCGCGAAGATTGGCTGGCCTCTTTAGCTCTGTCCCTCATGGATGCAAAAGCGCCAGCAATAAGCATGATGCCACCAACAACTGCACCTATGACAGTAGACGCAACTAATGCTGTCAATGCCAATCTCAATCCAATTACTTGTACTTGTGCACCAGTAGCAGCGATACCCAGCCCTCTGAAAGCAGCGGCTAGTGCGTTGGCGCTAAGTGCCGCTGGCCCGAATCCGAGAATTGCGGACAAAGTTCTATACAGCAAAAGCGCACCCATGAGCGCCATGGCCGCCAATCGTGCAGTTTGAAATCCAATGTAAAAAGAAGTAATTAGGCTAATTACAGTGGTTAAATTGGTGCCCAAAAAATTCAACGCAGGTGACAATATACCCCCAATTGTTTTAGCTACGTTCATGACAAACGTGCCAGCTTTGCCAAGTTCCTCTGTGAATTTTGTAATATCTTGGGCTTGCTTGGCAATAGCAGGATCACTTGCGGCTTGCTGCAAGCTCTTGTACTTAGCTGTTAGGGCTGCTACGTTCTGTTCCGCTGCTTTAATCTGCCTAGCCTCATCCGCAGTAATTATTCCGTCAGTGCCAGCCGTTGTGCGCAAATCTTGCAAATTCTGCTGGGATGCCTTGAGCTGCGTAAACACACGCTCAATCTCCCCTGTGGCGATTTGCGCGGATAGTGCCAGTTGTTTTAGGGAGCCTCCCAGAGGCCCAAGAATGGCTTGAGCGGCAGAATTTGCCAACGGTGACAAGCTTTCCAAAACTCGTTGAAAGTCGCCCCCAACGGTATTGACTAAGCCCTGTAGTGATCTTCCGGCGGCCTGCGCCCCAGTACCAAAGCGATTCATAAGCTCGTCGCTTACTTTCGCAAAAACCTCCCTAAAACGATTGCCGACAAATTCTCCATCTTCCATCGCCTTGCTGAATTCCTTGACGGACATTCCAGCAGCCTTGGAGAATATCGCCAGAGCGCCAGGTAGAACATCTCCCAACTGCCCCTTAAGCTCTTCGCTCATGATCTGGCCTTTGCTGGCCATCTGCCCAAATGCATAAATGACGCGCTCAGCTTTGTCTGGTGTTAGTTGCAGCGACGCAGTGGCCGCGCTGATACCAGTAAAAAGTTTTTCAATGGAGCCAGAATCAAAGCCCGTCGGCGCCATTGAGGCATACAATCTTGTAAAGCCCGTGCGAGTAGTCTCAAGATTTAAGCCAAATGCACGCTGTACATTATCCACATACAAAAGTTCTTTTGCAAACGTGCCTGTATCTTGCGTGGCAACTTTTAGTCCATTAGCAAACTGCTGTTGACTTTTGGCAGCATTGAGAATTTGCCCCGGAAGACTGGTAAGGAAAGCCAGCCCTTTATACGCAGTGCCGTAAAGCAGCACTTGTTTTGCGGCTTGGCCGAATTCACCCGCAAGATTTTTGATGCCGCCAATTAATGGAATCTGACTCGCTGTAAAATTTTTAGTAGATGCAGCAGCTACATCCATTGCGGTCTTAAGTTGAAGAGTTTTCTTGGCAGCATCAAACAATGATGCGCTACCTGCCCCATCCCCGGACGGGCCTCCTCGCGGCGCCGCCCCTGTCATGCCCATCGGACGAGCGCGTGGTACTTCTATCGACGGTGCAGTCATTAATGGAGGCTGGCCAAGCACTCTGTCTTTAGCGGGAGGCAGTGCTAATGGTGATTGACGCTCATCCGCTGCGCGAGCCGCCGAATTAATATATGCTTGCCTGGTTCTCCGTGCAAACAATTCAGCGCGAGTCTCAACGGCGGGCGGTGCGGGCTCGGGTCGGACGTTTCTGATCCTGTACGATCCAGGTGTCGGGTCTACGGCGGGAGGCAGTAATCCTGCAATCGCGTTACGAGAAGAAAAGCTGCGGCGAAGTTCGGCAATATACGCTTCTGTAATCGCCTCTCCCGGCGTTTTTCCACCAGCCGGAAGCAGTCCTTTTATTCCCCGACTTGGCGCCTGATATCTTTGCGCCATGGTCTCGCCCATTTCGCGCAGAGAAAGAGTTGACGATGGAGGTAAAAGTTTTTGAGTGCTAGGCCCATATTCAATACCTCCTCTTCGCCTAATTCGCTCCGTGTACGCAATTGTTGCACTGGCGGCTGCTTTTGTTGCAGTGTCAAACCCTCTTAATGTTTGATCAAGATTTTCGCTAAGTCCTGCGAGTCCGACGAATGAATTGCTTGCGGTCCGCAAAACAGACGAAAGTTCTGTTAAGTTATTAAGCAATTCACCGCCGCTCTGTCCTGATACATTGCGAAGATCTTTGTCAAGTTTCTCGACTTGACTTAGCAACGAAGCAATCTTCAGCCCATAATTTTGAGGGTAAAGAGTTTTACCACCAGCCGTTAAAGATGCCCTGCCAGTGGCCTTAGCGGTTTCCCCCATGGCACGCAGATCTTGTGCCAATCCTTCCGCGCTAGATTGAATTTTGTCAAATTTTTGCTTTAACTCACGATTCTCCTGCATCATCATGACGGAGCCGTCATCCAATGCTTTTTTCAGGCTTTGAGGATCTACTTGTTGTAGCTCTTGAAAGAAAAGCTTAAAAGCATTTTCAATGCCCATGCCTTTGGCGGCAGCCTTAAATCCTGGGACGCTTCTAGTGCCCGCCCCGAATGGAGACGCACCTCTCATTCCCGCCATCTGCTCGGCGGCCCTATTAATATCCCCCTTGCTTTCCTTGGCCAGCTTTGCGGCCATCTCCTTCATGGCAGTACCAATAGACCTAGTACCGCCCCCCGCATTGAAATCAATTTGAATGGAGCCTGAAAGCTTTTTCAGGGACGCCGCTAGTTTATCAATCTTGCCAGCGGCAAGCTCAACAGAAGTGTCATTCAGGTCAATATTGTATTTTGTCGTGCCAAGACTTCGCCCAATAGCCGTTAGTTGTTTTGTTAAATTCTGCTTATTAATTAGCAGATTGATGGGGTAATAGTATGATGCTGCCGCCTGCGCAGCCCTGCCCAGGTCCGTCCTAAACGTCGCAAGATTTAGTCTTACGTCAAGCCTAAGCTCAGGAGCGGCCATATTTACACAGTTGTCCTATTGTTCGTAGTGTAGCTAATCACTGGATTGTTCACGCGAAGAAGCAGTCTTTAATTCATCAGCAAGTAAACCAATAACTCGTCCATCCATCTTCCTGGAACGCATCAAACGCTGCAATACCGCCAAGCTTTTATCAGACAAGCCATTCTCTTTCTTAATTTTC